TATTTTCGCGGACGTTGTAGATGACGGCGTGCGACGGCTCGGTGGCGTCACCGCGCGGATAGCACCACCAGATCTCGCCAAAGCGCGACACCTTCATGGCAAACACCTTCTGGCGCTGCGACTGATTGAGGCCGTCAAAGAAATAATTGAGGTTGAGATTGTTCTGCACCTCACGCACGACGCCGTTGAACATCAAGAAGCGATCGGTGCCCACCCAGTAGAAGATGCCATCATACTCAATGACCGTGTTCGCGCCAAGGATTGAGCTCTGCGTGCTGATCGTGTCGAACTGGAACACCGGCGCGCCGCCAACAAAAGACGCGCGCACCAGCGCATCGGCCGACCAGAACAAACCCGACGGCGAGTTGCCGGGGCCACCACGCAGGGCGATGGCCTTGACGATCTTCTGCGAGGCAATATTTGCCGCGCCAGATCCGAGGCTGGTGTAGTCCGTCGGATCGCCAGCTACCGAGAATGCGACATAGCCGTCATTGCCGAAGATGAACGTGTACGGGTGCAGCACCACCACGCCTCCGGTGGCGCTGTAGCCGGACGGCAGGTTGGTGATCGGCTGAAGCGGCGTAGTGGCGAACAAGTCGCCAAAGAAAAGCTGGCCGCCGAGGCTGTTGCAGATGCACTCAAGGTTCGGCGCGACCTGCGCGACAAGCTGCATACCACCAAGGCCCGGCGCGGCAATGGAATCAAACTGCCACATGTTGTTAGAATCAGTCGCCAGCGTCAACGGCGTGCGGTTGGTGATGATGGACGTGTTGAAGCCGTTGTTGATGTAGAAACGCTCGACGAGGTTGGCTGAGCCGCTGTGGACGTAAGTCAGGCTGTCCTGCGTGAACTCGCTCATCGCACGGCTGATCTCGCGCAAATACTTGTTGATTGCACGGTAGCCGCCGATCTTGCGCGGCAGGCCGCGCTGAAACCGGCACCACTGCCCGTCGACGTAGTTATCGCCCTCGAGTTTCGTGCCGTCGCGTTTGATGCCCGGCTGCGAACGTATCTGGACGACGGGCACCTTAGAAGGTGCCACCGTTGACGGTGCCGCTCGGCGCAACTCCCAGCGCCGTCCACGCATTGACCGCAGCCGCCGCCGTGAAGATGCTGATGCCGACAGACGTACCGCCAAGGTTAATCAGTGCCGCCCCCGCGGTCGTCGCGCCCGTGCCGCCATCGGCAACTGCCACCGGCACGGCGATGCCGCCCGTCTCGGCGTCCACCACCTCATTGCCGTCGCAGTACAGGATGGCACGCGAGCCACGCGCCACCAGCACACCTGGCGACTGCGTGTTGGTCCTGACGCGCAGGGTGAACGATCCGCCCGTCGTGTCGTTGTAGACCCAATACTGCTGCGTCGTCTTGGGCACGATGATCTCGACGTTGCCCGTGATCGCGCCGGTGAACTGATAGGCGATGCGGTTCAACTCAGCGCCCGAGAGCGTGTAGTTGCCGCTCACGCCACCAATGTTGATCGACGTGAAGTCAAAGGCGAACACGGCGCTTTGGCCAAGGCCCAGCGTGAAGAAGCTGGTGCCGTCGGTTACCACCGTGGCGCTGTCGCCCGGTGCCAGTGTCAGCGTGGCCGAGCCGTTGATCGTGTCGGCACCCTGCGGAGTAATGACGAGATTTCCGGAGCCGCTGTTGCGGATGGCCATGAACCAGTTATTGCCGCCGGCGGTGGCAGTCGGCATCGTAATGACGCCCGACGCGCCGTTCCAGATGAACATCGACGCCCGGTCAGCCGAACCTGCAGTGTAGTTGGTACTGAAGAGCGTGACGGGCGTTGACTGCGACAGGGTGGCGCCGGTCGCCGTCAAGCCGAAGCCTGCCAGCAGTGCCGCCTGCGCCTGCGCCGTGGCGGCGCCGTACTGGAACGCCTTCCACACACCGGCGGCGGTGCTGTTGTCCGAGATGTAGCACTGGAACTGCAGACCCTGCGCGATCGAGATGATCGTCGTGCCCACGTTGTTTTTGATGGTGACGGTGCTGGGGCCGAGGTTGTTAAACAGGATAGTCTGCCCCACGCCCGTCTCGTCGGCTGGCGGCAGAATGATAGAAAAGGCACCCGTCGGCGTGATGTCAATAATGCGCGCCGCCGGCTGCAGGAGTGTGTTGCTCTCCAGAGGCCACGCCAGTTCGGTGTCCGCCGTCAACGGCAGTGCGAGGTAGGAAACGTCCGACGGGTAGATCGTCGTGCCACCGAAGATTTGGGTGTAGGTGTTCGTCATAACGCTTACGCCTCTTTGCGAACCGAAGAGCGGTCGAGAATCTTGGCCAAATCTTCGCCGTTCAGCATGGCGGCTGCACGATCGTACATGCTCTGCCACACGGGGATGCGCTCGTCGTTCTTCAGGAACGGCGTCGCCTCCAACAGCGTCCCGTAGAGCAGGAGCTGCGGCGCGTACTCTGTCAGCCAGTTGGTCTGCACCACATCGTCCAGCAGCGGCGGCAACTCGTAATACAGCACCTCAAACGGGTAGTCGGCGTCCGGTGTCGGCGCATACAGCCAGTGCGTGTAGTCGTAGTCACCGTAGAAGAGAGGCCTGCCCGTGGCAGTGCGATCGGGCCAGTAGCTCAGCAGATATTCATAGGCGCGCGTGAACAACATCTTGCGCGTGTTGTTCTGCGAGCCCGTGCCGATGTTGATGCTGACCGTGTCGCGCCAGCGGTCCGGCTTGGCGTACACTGACACGCCCGTCTGCAGGGTGCCGGTGACGACGTTGATGAAGCCTTGGATCTTCAGCTCGCGCGCGATGCGCCGCTCTGCCAGGTTGATTAGGCGCGGGATTTGCTCATAAACAACGGGATCTGAGGCAAACGTCGAACCTCGCTCTAAGTAGCGCCGCACGTCCTCCTGGAGCGTGGTAAAGGTCAGCGTTGTGGCCATGGCACGCCTTATAGCACTTTCAGGGGACTACGCCAGCAGGGCAGTCTTTGTCGCAGACACATACCCACTTAGAGTTGTGATCTTCTACCTCTTTTATAGTCGCCGCGCTATCCCTAGCGGAATCATAGCTAAGGGGCTTGGCTATGCGGCAGTAGTCACTGATCACTACGGGCGCGGTCGAACCGCTTACGCAGGCGCTCGTCACGCACAGGATCGGGAGTAGCCACAGCGGCGTCAGCTTTCTCAACACGGACCTCGACCTCCTTGATGGCGTCCAGCGCGGCATCCTTGCGTCCCTGCTCGATGAGCGCCCGTTCTTTCCACCACGTCAGTATGGTGGAGATCACGCTCAGCAGGGACGCAAGGAGTCTCACTTTACGCCTTTTTCTCAGACAGGAAGATAGCAGCCAAACCAGCAACGGCCATGACCACAGCGGTAACAGCCTGATACAGGGGTTCAGCGATGCCGACAGCAGCAGCCATACCGGCGAAGCCGGCGTAGGTGCTTGGCTCACGCAAACGACTCAGAACGAAATTAACCATAGTCAGTCCTCCTAGTGAAACTCAACCCTCACTCAAAGTGTCAGCGGCTGGGGCAGCAGCCCACGGCGCCTGCAGCGGCCACGCCACGCCCTTCGGCCAGCGCAGGGCGATGAGGCGATTGCGGTCAAACCGACGCACACTGACGGCGTCGCTTTGGTTACCCCCGATGACGTTGAGCGAGCCGTCGCGGTTGACGCTGTCCACGAAGCCGATGTGCCCACCGCCATCACGGCTGAACACGGCGATGGCGCCCAGCGGCGGCCGCGTGGCGATAATCGACAGACCCTCGCCCCAAGTCGACCAAGCCTTGGCGCGGATGGAGATCGGCGGCGGCTGCAGGCCCGCCTGCGTGACGCAGTGCGCCGCAAATAGCCCGCACCACGGCACACTGTCAGCGCCGTAGGCGATGCCCAGCACACGCGCGCCAAGCTTATTGCCCCATGACATGATCACCGGGTTATTGCCTGCGCCCGGCACCTCGCGGGTGCCGATCAGGCGGTGCGCTTCAGTCATCCATCGCATCGCCGGCCTCCCCGCTTTGTCGTAGGGCTTCTTTATACTCGTTTTGGTATTGGGTGACAATTGCCGCAAACTCAGCATAGGTGGCGGCGGCTGCGCGATCCAAGGCCGCGTCTCGCGCCTCATACGCAACGCGCAGGTTCTTCAACGCCTGTTTCACCCTACTCACGGCGTCACCTCCTGCTCAGCCAGATAGTCGGCGTGGTCGTCGACCACAACCTGCCCGCGCCACATCGCACGCCCCTCGATCACCTCGCAGATTTCTGGGGGCAGCAGCCGCCCGTCCTTGAAGGTGAGGACGGCGAAGCCGGCGCAGGCGGGCGTGTAGCCGTTCTCGGCATACTCAAACTGCGGCCCAGTGGGCACCGCCAGCGTACCCGTCTGCACGCCCCAGCGACGGCCGCGATAGTCGCCCCACGGTTTCACCTCGAGGACGTGCGTGTGGCCGGTCACCATGCTGACACCCGATTTGAGCGTGTTGTTGTAGGCGGCGTGCACGCCGTTCGCCTGCCTGTGTTTGACCATGACTGGGTGTTTGCTGGTGCGATTGAGCCAGCATGACCATGTAATGTCCCACTCGGGGAAATGATCAGTCAGGCGCAGGCCAGGCAGCCCCTCGTACATTGGTGCCTGAGTGGCAATGCGGCGCTCGAAGTTTACCTCGTGATTGCCGACCGTGTAGATCGACTCCACGCCCGTGCGCGCCGGCTTGGCCGCCATGCGCCAGCGGTGCAATGCGTCAGTGACGCAGTCAATTTCTTCTTTTACCGTCGGTCGGTGCTGCCAGCCGTGCGGGTCGTGGCGGTTAGTTGACGCGCCGTCTAGCCAGTCGCCGTTGGCGACGAGCATACGCACGTCCTTGCCGAGGTCGGCGGTTATCATTAGCAAGGCCTTGAGGGCGATGGTGTCAGGGCCCGGCCAGATGTGCGCGTCGGAGCCGACGACGACGACACCATCACTGATTTCGCGGTTGATTACCTTTTTGTACGTTGATTGGCGGATAGGTGAAGTCGAGGCCCTGACGGTAGGTAGCTCAACGCCCTTGGCGATCAGGGCGTTGCGCCGGGCGTAGATGTTGCGCTCGGAGGTGCCAAGCTCTCTGGCGACGGCGGCTGGAGAGAAATTGCAACGCTCCCACGCCTCTATCAGAACATTGTCTGGGATCGTGTTTTTGCGCGCGGCCACGGCTCTTTCTCCTAGATCGGGCGTGCTGCAATTTACTCTAATACACAGAAATGTTTTATTTAGATGACATAGTGGCGCAACTTGCTTTGCGCTTGGTCATCAGCCAATCTTTAGGATGATGGTCAGCAGCATGGCGATGATGAACCCGGCAACGGCCATGCCGACACCTTCGAGGCGTTTCAACCTTGCGCACAGCCCTTCGTAACGAATGGCGCAGACAGCCTCGTGTGTCTGCAGGCGGGCTTCAGTTTCGTTGATCTCAGCCATGTCAGGTCCGTCACTTGAGGTTTTCGAGCTTGTAGATCGTCGTGAGGTAGATGCCCGTGACGTTGTCGATGAGGTTCGCGACCGCACGGTTGCCTCCGCTGATTTCTTCGTGGTTGGCTTCGATCCACTCGGCGTCCGCCTTGAGGATTTTCAGGCTGTCGCCCTTGGTGTCGGTCGGCGAGGGGATGCTGCCGATCAGGCCGTTGAGGCCCTGATACGCCTCGACCAGTGCGTCGAGCGCCTCGATGATCTCGTCGTAGAACTTGCCCAGCGCCTTGTGCTGTGCGTAGCTCTCCGTGCGCCAGTGCTCGTAGTGGGCGAGGTTGCGGGCGTAGAAGACCCGGCTGATGAGCTGCTCGATCATGGGGTCTCCTTACATGTTCACGCCGGTAGTGCCGTTGGATGCGGCTGAGCCACCGTAGGATGCGGCAGTGGCCGCACCGCCAGCGGTCACAACGTCACCAGAGTAGGTGTATTTGTCGCGGGTGGTGGAAGCTGTGGTTGTGTACCCCAACGCAAAAATACCGATTGTACTATTACCTGCGGCTGAGCCATAGTTTGACGCCACTGTGGCAGCGCCACCCGCGCTGACGACGCACCCTGAGTAGGTGTATTTGTTCCGAGTGGTGGAACTCACACAGCTTACAAAACCCAACGCAAAAATACCAACCGTACTGTTACCCGCTGCGGAGCTGTAGCCTGAAGCCGCCGTAGCCGCCCCACCTGCGCTGACTACATCGCCGGAGTAGGTGTATTTATCGCGGGTGGTGGAGGCACTGGGCGCAAGCCCAAGCGCAAAAATACCGATTGTACTGTTTCCTGCGGCAGAGCCTATCCGCGAAGCCACCGTAGCTGCGCTACCTGCGCTGACGACGCCGCCAGAATA